AGAACATATTCTTAACTACTCCAATACCGATGGTGGCGATGTCGTAGTCGACCTGTCTTCTAATGTCGTCGTAGTGGTTCTCTGAAAATATTGTATTTATCGCTACCTCCTCAGCTATCTCTATAGCTGGCTTGTAGTTAAGTTGCATGTACAATGACAGTTCCTCGTCAGTACCTGGCAGCTCCTCAACTGGAGTGTCAAACGCGTCTACTCCGAACTGTTCCTTAACCTGAAGCAAGACATCCTTTGAGACCATGTCGGCCTGGATGCTGTCCTGGAACTTGAATCTCTTGTCTATAGACATCGCATCCTGTGCGTATGCCTTAACGTTAAATAGTCTGTCGCTCATACCGTTGACAACGATATCGACAAACTTTGGTATGATTGGAACTGGTGTCCAGTCTAAGTTAAGGTGACTAAGGTCTCCGTCAACAGAGATCTCGTTCTTATACTTTGATACAGATTGCTCTCCCCTAGCGTAAAGCCTAAGCTTATGAAAGTCTCCCCACTGATCATAAAATCTACAACGCTGTCCATCTTTCTTAAACCACTCAAATTGAACGGCTTGGCAAATTTGAAGGCCGTACTCGTACGACTCCTTCTCTTTGTCAGAAGCGAATTGATTAGGGAAACCTGCAGGATTTATAGAAATAGTTACGTCCTTCATTTATTTTATTATTTCGCTATATCTTCCCGAATTATTATATCGAGCAAAGGTAATACTTATTTTCGATTCTTTTTTAACAGGTAAAAAGTTACCCCTCTGGGTAGCCATCACAGCTAACCCTGAACTAATGGCGGCATCAAACTTGGTCCTGTTGTTTATATCAAACTTAGCCCACTCCTCAAGAGTCTTAGTGAAGTACATCGACCCCATCTCGTCAGAGTCCCTGTACGTACCCTCTAGATCAAGTCCTACGTACTTCTCGATGTACGACTCTATAGACGCAGCGTGAGACTGCTTGACGTCCTCAGATGAGTTAGGTATACCACCGAGTTCTTTTTCTGTCTTAGAGAGGTTGACAAAGTGCTTGTCTGGCCTGTTCATAGAGAATCCCCTGTAGCCCCTGTTCTTGAAGTGATACAGAAGCCTAGGCTTGTTGTTCTCTACGAGGATCGGCATGCCGTAGAACACGCACGCCATCAGTACCTCCTCGAAGAATATCTCTGCAGTCTGCGGTCTAGCTATGTACTCCAAGAAGAAGTGGTTGCTAGGAGCATTGTCCATGTTAAACTTAGTAAGTCCGTGAAGGGATCCGTTAGATCCTCCACCACCTACCGTACCTGAGATGTCGTAGGGGTCACAACCAAACGCACCGATGTGGTCGTTACCTGGGTGCTTCATCCCGTTCTTGTGTATCACGTTGTTCTGTAGTGCCTGGTTTGGTATCCACGAGACCAAGAACCTACCCCTTGGATCTGGAGTCCATACAACCTTCGTGTCCTTTGCTCCATCCTTCCAGTGGAACGATCCTCTGGTCAAGACCCTGTCCCTCATTAGAGAGTCGTTATAGTCGATCTGCTGGTATATCTTTGTCAGGTTGAATATAGATGACTTCGACTCATCTCTAAAGGCGTGAGACTCTGTCCTGGAGAACTGTCTGTAGAACTCGTTGAGTGCATCGGCGTCATTCTTTAGTGAGTTCACCTCGTTCTCCCAGTAGTCTATCGCACCGTTGTGTATCATCTGCCCATCTATTCCAACTATTGGCTTCTCAGGCTTTCTGAACACAGGCATCCCATACCTGTCTATGTATCCCTCGAAGTTCCACTCCATCGGTATGTACAGCGCGTACAGACCAGACTTTGTCTGACCGTTCGCGTTACGTGTGGCTATCCTTGAGTCCTCGTATAGTTTCTTGAAGTTCTCTCCACCCTTCGCAAGTGCGTTTGGTGTTGATCCCATCATGCACTTACCGATGATCCTGCTACCGAGTCGTAGACACGTCTTTCTAACTCGCCATCCATTTAATATATTATTTGGAGCCTCTAACTTTCCAGATTCATCTTCTACTAATAATAATAACTTCTCACCATCGTAGCTGTTATCTGCTGTATTCTTCCAGTCGATAGTGGTGTCAAGGCCCTCTATTTCTCCTTCTGAATTTTCATACATATTCTTCTTTGTGATCTTTGCTGCAGGAACCCTGAATGCAAGTTCCGTCTTTGGCTTATCCATACCATCTAAAATAGGCTTAAAGAAGAAAGGATAGTTATTTGATATAGGTACAACTTTATCCGTAAACATTTTTTTAGCATCAGACCCAGTCTTTGATTGTATACCAATCCTAGCGTCCTTTGCAAGAGTTCCAATATTTACAGACTCTGATGATGACATAAATGAGAACCCAGAACGTCTGATCTTTAGGTATACCATGCCGAACGATCTGTTGTCAGCCTTGCAAGCCTCCCAGAATATGTAGTATATCCTGTTAGCCTCACGGTAGTCTGGAAGACCGACGTCGATCTTTGTCCACTGTAGGTACATGTAGTGAGACCCAGTGATGTACGTCTTTAGTCCGTTATTCATGAACCAGAATCCGTGCTCCCTTCTGTCAAATTCACCCTCTATGTAGTCGACCCACTTGTCCTTGAACTCCTTGGACGTGTTGTGCCAGTTAAATATTGACTTTATATTGTTGAGCTCCTTCGGATACTCTGCTGGCTCCCAGTGCTGTAGTTCCCTCTTATCGCTCCTCTTGTACACGGAGTCTGGGGTCGCTGGAAGTCCTATGTTTAGACCATTTATATTATACACGTCTCCAACCGTCCCGTCCTTAGAGACAACGACGAGGTCGTACTTCTCGTTGTAGCCGTACTCCCAAGACCTTGCCTTGTTCTTACTGACCATGACCGAGTTTGGTACGTGCTCCTTGAGTACGGTGTATAAACTATTTTGATCTTCTCTCTGCAAATCCTTGAATTTTAGGTTCTGACTTCGTTGAGGTATCTCCACTTAGCATGTCCCTCTCCGTCTCTATCCTGTTTATGATCTCAAAGGCATCGAACACCGCAAGCTTTTTTGTTGCTGCTGCGTTCTTAAGTCTGTCGGCAGCGATGTCGTCTCCCTCACCAGTCTTGATGATGTCCTCCCTGGCCACCTTTATGAGCTGCTGAACGGCAAGCTCTGCCGCCTCTATGATCTTAAGCTTTATCTCTCTTGTGTCCATCGTATCGCTATGTTGTTTGTGAGCATCCTGTACAGCTTCTCTCCGTCTATGGTGAACTCGTACTCACTCTCTGGCTCGAACGTGATCTCATCGCCTACGCTCAGACCTAGATCTATTAGCTCCTTGTTGATGTAACGTATTGTTCCGAGTAGCGGCTGCTCTGTAAGTGATGTCGCTAGGTAGTTGTCCCTAATCTTTGATGGCTTTATGAAGCAGTACTTTGAGTGAGCCATCCACTCATCGTCGTGGTTGTATAGAAAGAACTGCTCAAAGTCCACAAAGAACGTGTCGTCCTTCAGGAAGCTGAATCCACTCCTCTCCCTGCCCTTCATGTCGTAGTATATCTTGAACACGTTGTGGTGCACAAGTAGTGTGTCTCCCTGCTGTATAGGTCCATCGTATCCAGATGGTGTGCTGATGACCTCAGCGAACCTGTTGGATGACATGTGGTCCTCCTGAGACACGCTGGTTATAATCTCCACGTCACCAAGCAACTTGATGTTGTCGTATCGCCTGCCACTGAGTGGCTTGACGATAAAATAGAACGGGGACCTCATCAGAAGTTTATGTTGTACTCGATAGATATTGGCATGTTAGGGTTGAACTCCTTCCAGAGTATGATCTCCTTGTCTCTCTCGATCCATATCTTCATGCTGTCGTTGAACTCGTCGTGCTGGATGAGGTGTATCTTCCAGGACTTATCTAACACGAGCTGATCCACAAGGTAGTGCATAGCATCAGACTTGTAGTCAGCTCCGATAGATATCTTTCTTATGTCCTTCATTACTCCTGGATATCTCCAGTCTCTAGGTTGATAGATACGTTGTTACCGTACTTCTCTGTGAGTTCCTTCTCTAGAGACTTAAATTCAACACTAAGCTCGTCAATGCTAGTAAACACTGCCGACTTGTTTAACTCTAACGATCTGATAGATAGTTCTATCTCTGCGATGTTGTTCTTTAGAGAGTACAGCTTCTGGTTTGCGTCTCTCAATCTCTCTAGTTCTTGTTTTTCTATTGATTTCATTTTATTAAATTTTTTACAAATATACGAATATTAAACTATATTTAATACACCGCCATTATTCCAGATATCTCCAGCAGATAATCCTGCAGCAGATGTTGGAAGGTCGGCAGCGTTTATTGTTCCTCTTAGAACAGTCTTAACAATATCTTCGTTACCAATTGTTGCTGTATTGTTACCAGCTCCAACTGCATCTGAACCAATAACGATCTGATTTGTTTGACCGTTGGCTAGTGGTCTAGATAACTCTCCTAAAAACACGCTATTACTAGCTGATTCTAATGAAAAAGAACCTACTCCATAGCGTCTACCAGCCTCAAATCCTAGCGCTGTATTTCCAGCGCCACCTGATGATAATCTAGCCAAAGCACTATCTCCAACCGCTACATTATATCCTCCAACAGCTTCTGATCCAGCTGAAGAACCAATAAATGTATTGTATGAACTAGAAGTGGCTGTGCCTCCAGAATTAAATCCAACAAATGTGTTGCTTCCTCCAGTTGTATTTGATAGCCCAGAGTATGCACCTAAAAATGTATTATATGAATTAGTGTTTACCTGACCAGCACCAGCACCTACCATTGTATTGGCGGTAGAGGTTACTGATACATTTCCTGTGTTGTATCCAATAAGCGTATTATTACTACCAGTCGTCAAGTTTGCTCCAGCACTATAACCTAACATAGAGTTAAAGTTTCCTGTAGTAATTCTTCTTCCAGATTCGTATCCAATTGCAACAGACCTTAAGTCACCAGTTCCAACTCTAGCCTGTAACAAATTACCATTGTTTGTGCTATTTGTTAGAGACAGTAGTGGAGAGGACTCGTTTATTTGTTTAATAGATATAACAATAGTTCCATCAAAAAAAGTGTTAGGAGTGATTGTTAGATTACCTGTTGTAGATGCCTTAGGTCCAAATGCTCCAGAAGAGGTAACTTGAACTTTAGACTGCCCTCCAAAACTAATATCAACATATCCAGCAGATCTTCCAGTGATTGTATATGTGATCTGATAGTATGAATTAACTGAAGCAGCAATAGTATTACTTAGAACAAGTGTATTTGAAGTGTCGTTAGTAAATCCAGCCGCAAAGTTTCCTGTCCATCCAGTAGACGTCCAGTTACTTGATGTCAATAGCTCTGTACCTAGTGGACTATCTGTTGCTGAAGTTCCAGTAATAAATGTCGGCTCCTGAATTAAGACCGAGTATCCATCATCACTAATAGCACTATCTCCAACATGAGTACCATCAGGTGTAAACTTAGCAATTTTATTTAGTGTGCCATTCACGGCATCGTTCTGAATCTCAACCCAGATTGTTCCGTTGTAGAAGTTCTCCTTTTTAGTTGTTGTGTTGTATATCCTTAAACCCTCAGCTGGAGCAGATATTGCATTCCTCTGTGTGGTCGTCATTCTAGGCTGTAGGAATCCCTTTGTTGTAGATGTAAGGTTCAAAAGCGACGTTACAGATGGACTTGTAGATCCAATAGAGACGCTAAGTCCGTTATCGTATATCTGACTGTCACCTATCTGAGTACCGTCAGGCGTAAACTTAGCTACATATTCAAGTGTGCCTGAGAATGAGTCTGTGATAAGGATGAAGTCGTTAGATGTTGTTGGAGTCTCTCCGTTACCTACAACCACGTCTTGGAGCTTAAGTATGTATTTAGACGTAGATAATACAACAATTACAACCTCATAGCTAGCTATAGTAACTGCTGGGCTTAGGCTATTTATATAGTCCTCAGGTGTAGTATTAAAGTCAACATCTACTAGCTCTGTTATCTTTAGTGTTCCACCGAGCTCTGGCGATAGTCCAGCCGCTACGTAAGACCGTATGGCCGACATCTGGTAGTTCTTCGTGATGTCAGAGTTATCTGCATCAGATCCAATCACTATGTCCTCGTCTGTAATGTTTGTATCTATCGGATACAGTTTAATTTTTGTCATCGTTATGTTTTTTTATTGTTCCTTCTCCTCTAGTTTCGTCGCTAATTTGTCCAATATTTGGGACAAGGCTACAACGTCAGCCATTTGATAAACTCCCGCTTTTACTGCGATTTCAATCGCTTGTTTAAGTACGTTTAATTCCTCCATTTTTAGTATGTTAAAATAGTTATGTTTTTGTCTTTTGCTACGCAATTCTCTACCCAAGTGTTATCCTCGCCCCACGCTGCAAACTCGTCATCAGTTAGCGTGTAATTCCAATTAGCGCACATCAACCCTTCGTCGGTTAATAGTTCGTTGTAAGTGGTGCAAGTGTTTGCAGTCGTTTCAAAGTTAAGAATTAAAACTTTTAATGTTGTTGCTTCACCTGTAAAGGGAAAATCAATCGGTTGAATTTGTGCCATTTTTTTATTTGTTAAATTATGAATGTCCACCCTGTGGATTTGTTTATATATAAGCCTTCAACTACATCGGTGCAATATACCATTAATCCCACTGCGGGAGTTGCAATTGCTAAACGTTGTGCATTTGTCATTCTTGGTGGTAGAAATCCTTGCGTTGTTGAGTTTACTGTTAATCGTGCTGAGGCAATATCGGTATAAGTTCCGCCGTTTTGAATTATTAAATTTCCTGTTGTGTTTGTAAAACGAGCAAAGTTTACACCTGAATTTGCAAGAAATAAATGCGAATCAAAAGATGCAAATTGGTTTGAATAAACAGTATTTTTAAAATATCCGCTACTAAAAGAAATCCCTCCGCTTCCTACATTATAAGTAGCCCCTGCCGATGGTAGTATATTCCCAACAACAGTTAATACCCCACCAACCCTCGCCGTGCCGTTTACGTCTAATTTAAAGCCTGCGTCGGTTGTGGTGTTTATTAGTACGTTGCCTGCTATGGTAATAGCAAATCTATCAATTCCCGCTGTTGCTAAATACATATCCCCACCGTCGCTAGAACCACTTATTCTAAATAAACGTGGGTTAGTGGAGTGTCCTGAGCCAAACAATCCAAACTGTGCGATTGCGGTTCCGGAAACTAATTGAAATCTTGATTGTACTGCAGTTCCTACATTTGTATTTTCAAAACGTCCAAGACCTATAATACTATTTGTGTCTGCAGATACGTGAAGTTTATTGCTAGGTACTGCTATTCCAATCCCTAAGCGATTATTCGTGTCATCCCAAAATAGGTTTGCATTGTCTTGCGCTATTGTCGTGCCATTTGAAAATAAAACGCTGCCGCTTGTTAGTGCG